CAGGATCGATGACGGCGTGCAGTAGGCTAAGAGTGAACTCCTGGTAGTCCGTCCCATCCCCGATGAAAGTGTCGCGGCCGCGCCGGTCTCCTTCCGTGAATACGAGCGAAGGGACCTCCTCCCAGGTCTCCCCGAGGATGGTCACCGACACCGACCCCTCGATAGTTCCCGTGTACCCCAAGACGAACTTCTGCCACGACGTGCCGTCACTGGTGAAGGTCTCTTCCTTGGTGACACCTTCCGAGAACACGATGAGATCGTCCGTAGTGCCGTCAGGCCACACCACAGCGCCGGCCGGGATCTGCGCCTCCTCCAACAGCTCGAACGTCAAGTCCTCTACGGCGATCTTCGTACCAGATGGGATGCGAACAACCGCGCCCTGCACCGGGACCGGCGAAGCCAGTACGGCCACGGACGCCGAGGTCGCCGGCCGCATCCTGTAGCCCTGGGCGCGGCAAAGCAGCACCATCGCCTCGCGGGTGTCCGCCAGGTCGAGGAGGCTGTTTATCATCTTGCGGTCGTAGTAGTAGGCGTTCTGGGCGTGGAACCAGGCGAGGACATCCAGGATAGCCCCAACGATGTCGGTGGCCATCAAAGCGTTGTAGCGGTTGTCCCCGACCCTGCGTCGGACGAGCTCCCTAGCCCGCCGCGCGCACACGTCGAAGGTTCGCGCCGTGTAGTCGATCTCGATGGCTGTTCCCATCACGCCCTCACAAGTTCAGTTTAGGGAAGACTGCTGCGGTATTGTATCTCTTCTCCTCCGGGTCTCCGAACACTACGAAGCCCACCGACACATACACGGCCTGGGGGTTCACATCCTCGGCGTAGTCCACATTCACGGAGACCACAGATGCCCGCGGTTCCTGGTCGGCCAAATCTCTGGCCGCATGATAAGCGATCTGCTGCACCGTGATGTCATCCAACGGCTCGAAGAGAAGGTAAGGCACCTCACTCCCGATGTTCGGGTCGTAGGGCATCGAACGCTTGGGCGTTGACAAGATGTTCACCAGGGAGGTGGCGATCACAGCCATGTCATCCTTGGCAGATCCGAACACGGACGATGGCGTTGCCCCGAACGGGTAGGCAGGGCCATCGTACAAACCGCGCGTCTTCAGACTGGCCCGCTCGTCAACGGTGGGCGGAGCCAGGCGTTGAGACTCGAAGCCGGTTGTCAGCTCTGGCGGTATCGCGCTTGCCATGGTCTACTCCCCGAGCATCTTCGTAGCCAAGATAGCGTTCTGGTCAAACGGCGGAGCTCCGCCCGGTGTGATGGGCGTATTCGGCGTGCTAGTCAGCCCGGACATCGAGTCCGTGTGATCGTGCGCATTGAACGCCGCTATCATCGGGTCGAGCACCACCTTCTTCGTCCCAGCCCCTACGATCAGGCTGGTAGCAATGGTCACAATACCAGTGATGAGCACCGTCGCTCCCGTGAGCGTGACGGCGGCGGCGGCGGTGAGCGTGATGGCCGTGGCCGTTACAGCGAAAAGGACCCCCACGAACCAGGAGGCAGTCAGCGCCACGTTCCCGCTGAACTGCCCAGGCGTCGTGATTCCCACTGTCTGCGCTGCTCCGTCCAACGTCACGTCCTGAGAAGCATCCGCCAACTTGGCCTGCTGCCCTGTCTCGTCGAGCGTCATCTCGCGCGTAGGCGTCACCACCTTCGCAACCTGAGTCGCACTATCCAGGAGCAGCCGGTACTGGCCTGTCTTCGCCTCGATCTTGCTGGCCACATCGTCCAGTAGCACCTCCTGGTTGGCGGCCGTCTTGATGTGAATGCGCTCCTCGCCGGACTTGTACCTCATCTCGATGAAGTGGCCGTTCGGGGTCAGCAACAGCCAGGTCTTCGGGCCGCCGTCGTAGGAGTCTTTGAACGCCTCCGGCAGATTGCCTTGGGAGAACCACCCCCCGAGCCACACCGGCCGCTCTCCATCTCCTCCCCGGAAGGCCACCCAGACCTCAGCCCCTACCTCCGGGATGGCGATGACGCCAGACTTCTGACCGGTGACCAGCGCGCCGGGGCGGGCCCATGGAAGCTGGTCATCCTCGATCTTCTCATCCTCATCTGGAGCCCCATACGCGGCTGGCACACGAACACGGAGACGGCCGCCGCGGTCGGGGTCCTCGTCATCGACCACGACCCCAGGATACGGGCCGAGCCAGGAGTCCGGGTTGTCTGTCTCAACGAAGTCCATCAGTCCAGCACCTCAGCCACGAGCGTCGTCCTGGGCTGATCCGGCGCGGCCCCAGGCACGAACCGATCCTTCGACCCGCCCTTAGTCACGATGGCTCCTGTAGGCTCAGACTCTCCGCGGAAAGCCTCCCGGCGGTATCCGATGACCGTCGTTTTCATCGATCCGCCTGTCAAGATGTGCATCACCTCCAGCGCCACGTAACGCCCGAACACGTGGATGTCCCGTTCCGGGCTGTTGTCTCCTTGGACCTCTATCACCTTCCCAGGTCGAAGGGTGATGTCGCCTTCACCGTCACCGCGCAGCGAGAAGTACCTCGGGGCCCGCTCCCCCCAAACGCTCCTGACACACTCTTCCACGCCGGCCGAGGATTCCGAGGTGGTGGCAACCACCCGTAGGCCGTCCTCCGGTGCCCTGGCGATCCGGCCGCCGAGCGCCGGGTGTGTGGCGGCGGCTGGGGCGTCCATGTCAAAGGTGATGGCCGACCCAGCGTCCAAATCAAATCCGACCCCACGCAAGGTCGCGCCGCCGGAACGGTCCACCTCGCGGCCGTTGTAGGTCATGAGCACCCGGTCCAACCGTGCATCGTCGGTGTCCAACCTGTAACGGCGCTCCGCTGCGGCCGCCAGATCCGGCGCACCGAAACGTAGCGTGTCATGGTCCAGCCAGAGGTACGTGTCCCCACGGCCCGTCGCGGCAGCGGCCTCGGAAGCCAATGCTCTGGCGTAGCCCCAGTCCGACTGCCGCACTTGCCAACGATCCCGGCCGCGCGTCGTGTCCTGAATCTCCGAGCGGAGCCCATATTCGCCAGCGATGCGCTGTAGGATGTCGGACACCTTGGAGGCCGGCCACGCCCTGGTCCTGGTCTTCTGAAGCATGTCCAGGCGGAGGTCCCCGCCCATTACCTGCGCCACCAACGTGCCGCCGCTCACGGCCATCTTAGAACCGTCCAGCCTGAACTTCCGCCACTCGGTGGAGTTGTCGGACTGCTCGCCACTGGTCCGCAGCTTGAGGTACCTGTCCGGCCTGACATCTCTCCCTACGAACATATCCCGCCAGTCAGACCACACCGCCGCGTCAAAGTCGAGGGTCCAGTACCATCCACCGCGGATCATGCTCTCGATCCATACGAAGGACTTGACGAGCGGGGTGAGGTCACGGACATTGCCGCCCACCCGCATCTCGACCGTGGCGGATGTCTGGAGATCGGGCACTACGTCTCCTCCCCACGTTTGGCCGCACTCAACAGCGCCGACATCACGTTGTCTGGCTTGGGTATCTTCAGGCGCGTGCCCGGTACCACTTGCTCAAGTGGGAAGTCGATCTGGTTCGCGTTGGCGATGACCCACCACAACGTGTGATTGCCATCCCCGTAGGCCCGCAGCGCGAACAGCTCTAGCTGCCCCTCTTCCCCTTCCTGGACAACGTACTCCTCCTCGTCCCCGTCCATCGGGATGCTCATGTTGTTCCAGATCCCAAAGAAGGCCCGGCCGCTCTTGATGAACAGACTGGTCGCCTTGAGGCGGGAATTGAAAGGGAGGTCCAACTCGAACTGCTCAGTCATCTCACCAACCCTACGATTGTCGCCGCCCTCTGCGACGTTGCCTCGGCCGCGCTTCGGGCATCGGCCTGCTTCGCCAGGGTGGCGCGCTCAACCCGCCCGATGGTTCCTTCGTTCGCCTGGCGAAGGCTCTCCAAATACTTCGAGTCCGCCCCAGCGTTGCTGCCGGAGTTCCTGATGCTCTCCCATGACGGGTAGTGCCTGAGCATCGGCTTGATCGAAAGCCTGACTGTCGCGCCGTACGGCCTGCCAGACACCGGGTGCCAGGGGGCTTGCCAGGTGACAGAGATGCTCGTGACGTACCCGCGAATGATCCGCCACGTTCCGAGGATGAGGAGCACGAACGGGGGATCATTCTGTCGCCAGGACGCCCGGCCGCTGTTGTTCCAGGTCGGCCGCTCCGTGTAGTTCTTCCAGGCGTCCGGCCGCTCAAGCTGGAAGCCTAGCGCCATGCACCAGTTCACCTTCCGCTCCATGTCACGGAGGACTTGCTCTACTTCGGTGGCGGACAGGTTGTTAGGATCGGCGTGGATGATCCCGCTGCGGGCGCGCCTGGTCATGTTCATCCCGGCCCGGAACTTCAGATTGAGGGTGATGTCCCCCCAGCTCCCGCCCTTGTAAGTGACACGGAGTGGCTGCGGCCGATTCTGTCCCTGGTGCTCCTCCCGGCCGGCCAGGGCGTACGATTCCTCGAAGCCCTCTGGGAACGGGTAGGCGTCAAATACTAGCCTAGAATCGCCTTGCACGGGGGCGTACTCCATGGCCAGCGCGCACATGGTGAGGTTGTCCCACTTGGCCCCAGGGGCGATAGAGGCCACGTGAGGGGCTCTCCAGGGCTGTGTAGTCTGAAGCCTTGCGATGTCTACCATGTCAGCCCTCCGATACCAACCGCATCGCTGAGGTCCCGGTATCCCTCCGCCTCAGTGCGTGAGGCCGTAGCCACAGCCGGCTTGTCGTCCCGCACGCGGAGCGGCATTTCGAGGATAGCCAGGATCTTGTTAGCCACCCCTACCAGATCCTCCAACCCCTCCAGGGACATCTCGCCCACAACCGGCTCGACGAACATGCGCACGTGCTCAGGCGTCAAGGGCACCACAGCCTCCGGCACGCCGGCCTCCGCCACCTCAACCACCGTATCGTCACTGACCAGGGCCCCCCGCTCCAGCTTGGGGATCTCCGCCAGGCCGAGAGCCTTCATGGCCTTCACATCCTTCAGCGGTCCGATAAGCGGTAGGTCCGCTGTGATGAGCGAGTTGAAGGCAGCGATTACGTAGTCGTTGATGACGGTCTTGATCGCCTCGATGGGCGACTTCAGCGCGGCCAGAATGTTGGCGAAGATGCCCTTGATCCCCTCGGCTACTTCACCGAGCCCCAGAGTGTCGATGATGGTGGTCCACACCTTCTTCACGAAACCTACGTACTGCATGAACAAGTCCCAGGCCCACTTCAGCCAGCCAGACAGCATGTCACCGGCCGCAGCGAACGACTCCTTCAACACCCACACGAAGTCGAACTTGAGCAGGTTGCCGAACTTCTGGATGGGCTCCATGAAGTCTTCGATCAGCTCGGCCATCCAGACCAGGGCATCGATGATCGGTTTCAGGAGCGGGAGCAACGCCTGTAGGAGCTTGATCGCCACCTTCAACGTGATGGTGATGAACGGCGTCATCGCCTTCAGAAGGGACCCACTCAACTTCGCCAACGCCACGACCAGCGGCATCAGGACTGGGAACAGCTCCTTCAGTAGGTCAAGGAGATCCGGCATCACTTCCGTGACGATCTCCATCAGCATCTCGACACGGCCTACGAAGAGGTCCACCCAAATCTCGAACAGCTGGACGAGCACCGGGAGAATGGTCTCCACAATGCGGGTGAACAACGGGACCAGCTTGGACACGGCCGGGAGAATGGCGTCCATAATCTTCGTGGCCATCGGCATGATGCTGGCTAGTGCCTTGCCGATTGGACCGATTGCCCCGTCTACACCACTCAGCGCCTCCAAGAGCGGGCCGGCCATCTGCATGATGACCTGTTCGAGCATCACCGTCAGCGGTCGGATGAGCTTCGTGATAAACGGCTCCATCTGCCGCACGACCTGGGCCAATGTCGCGCCGAGAGGGGCGAATGCGTTTTCGATGACGCCTTCCAGAATCTCGAATGCCGGCTGTAGGGTCTTCTGCACGATGTCGATGATCGGCTGGAGCAGTTTCAGGACCGGGCCAATAGGGCCGATGATGAAGCTCATGAGACCGCCGCCACCGAATGAGTCGCCCAGGCCCTTCATCAACGAGGCCCCCATCTTGGAGCCCATCATGCCGGAGCTCTCCATGCTCCGAGACAGGGCATCGAACCCGGCCCCCACCTTGCGGACGCCATCCACCGCCAACCCAGCGCCCTTCGTCATCTGCTTGAACGTGGAGGTCACGGTGCTGTCGAGGATGCCTACCGTCTTTATGAGTCCTGGGAAATCCTGCTGCACAGTTGACACGAACTCGGAAGCAATCTCACCGACTCCCTCCTTCGTGTCTGCGAAGATGCGGGTCATCTCCTGGGTAGTGGCTAGGTACGCGCCCTGTACCTCGGAAGCTACCTTGCCGGCGGTTTCGAGCACACCACCAAGAGCATCGTCTATCCCCTTCAGGTTGCCCTTGACTGCGCCGTAGGCTTTCTGTACCGCTGTTTCGCTGAACACCTCGTCTAGGTCGAACTCCCCTAGACTGTCCAGATACTCTTCTGCGGAGCTGAGGAGGCCGGCCGTGGAGCTGTGGATGAGATCCCCCGTGGCGCGGGTGGCGGACTCCACCTCGCCGGCGAAGTCGCCTATCGACCTCTCCATCTTGGGAACGGTGGCCTCGACGGTAGCGTACGCGCTTTCAACGGTCGGAGAAGCTAGGTCCTGGGCCGAGAACAGGAAGGCGAACTCCTGAGTGATGTCTGCCATGCGCCCTCCCTACACACCGAGATACCTGGACACTACCGCCTGGAGCAACCCGGCCAACTTCGCCTTCCCATCCTGCCCTTGAGTCACCGGTTTCAGCCGCGCCTTGAGGTCCCGCTGGTGCCGATACAACAAGTCCTGCCGCTGCCACTTAGCCATGCGCCCCCACTCCAGGGGGGAGATCCCGACCTTCGACACGAGCTGCCACCGCTCCTCGTAAAGCACCTCTACCCTGGAGCGGCCGTCCTTCCCTTTAGGAACCAGAAGGTCTACGACGAAACATCGCCCCGTCTAGGGGCAACCTCACTCGGAACTGCGCCCCGCAGTGGCAACGGAAGCTCGGCCTGGTATCATAGCCCCAGCTCCGGCGGCTGGTGTGCTCTCGGAACCCGTCGAGAGTCGGGGTTGCCGCGCGCGAGGCCCAACGCATCGCCTCCAGCCTACCTACCGGCCGGCCGTCAATGGCCAGGATCTGGAGTGCCAAGAGGAACGTGTGTAACGGCTTGCCCTTGGAAGTGTCTGTGCTTCCGATCCTGGACGCGAAGTCGTCCGCGGTCACCATGTCAGCCACCACCGGCAGCCGCCACGTGACACGCTCACCCGTAAGCGGCAGGGGCCCGGTAACAAACCGGCCTTCCGAGTCATCCCTGGTCAACAGGAATTCCTCAACACCCTTCGCGCCCTCCTCCCTCTCCATCTCCATGATGATGGCTTCGATGTCGTCAACCTCTTCGCCAGGAACGGCCGGCGGCCAGTTGGCTACCTCCCCAGCCTGGGCGAATCGGAGCACCTTGCACGGCAGCTCAGACATCGAGAAGGTCACTGTGATGGGCCGGCACTTCCCGTGCTGCGGTCTGATGCCGATGATGTCCGTTCCGTTGCAGTAGGCCAGCCAGTTGATGACCAAGGCCGTCCAGTCATACAGCACCAGCTCGTCGTACGGAATCGGCCCGAGGTCAACGCACTGCTGCATCACCCCGCGGAGCACCGCCAGCTGCGACTGCGGGTCCTCACCAGCGCCAGCGATGACGTTCTCCTGCTCACCACGAGTCGGAACCATCGTCACCGTCTTGTGGTACCCGTACTTCCCATAGAACACGCCGCCGCTTGGGAGGTCGTAGGGCCTCGCCAACGGGTCGTGCATGATCGGGTTGGCCGTGGGCATGTTCACGGCCTGGGTAGGCGCGCCCGGCGGCGCTGTCGGGTCAGGGAGGTTGAATGCCCCTGCGTTGGCATCCGCCAGGTGGGGTGGGCCGGCCCCCTCGACCTGGGTTCCAGGCGGTGGGGTCCACGTAACGTTCGTGGATGAGTCCGGGGGCGCGGCCTGGGCTTGGGGTTGTGGTTGCTTCATGGCACGTAGCGCCTTAGCAGCAATAGGTGTTGCGCGATCCTTGGGGGTGTCCGCCTCACCCGCCATCGTTCACCTCCTAGTTGTCAGTAGGGTTGAACACGCTCGTCCTCGGGATCACACGGTCCACAGACAGCGTGCAGCTCATCTCCATGACATCGCCGGTACCGTAGGCCACCGTGATGTCCGGCAGCTTGGTGGGCCAGATGCCCTCCAGATCCCACTCGCGCTCCGCGCTTCCGTGAGTCTGGAACAGGACCAGGTGGCCTGTGGTCTTGACGCTACCCATGGGCATCATCAAGCCGGTCTCCTCGTCGAACACGAGAGAGAACCAGCGGGTGAAGAACCCGCGGACGTTCGTATGGGGGAAGTCGCGGAACGTGACGCTCAGCTCACCCATCGCCTCGGGGGCCGTGGCGTAGTGCACGCGGCCGTTGAGGTACTCCAGGGTGGCCTTGCCCACGCTGCGCCCAGGCACGGTGAACTCTTTGAGAGCCAGAATGAACGCGGACTTCGCGCCGGGCACCAGCCTGTCTACGTTCAGCTCCAACATCCCCATGTTCTGGTGCTGGACATCCCACGCGCCCTGAGCTTGCGCGAGGTGATCCCCAGCGTAACGGTAACCCGAAATCGGTGGCATCTCTTACCTCCTATCTGGGGCGAGACGGGCAGCCCTAGCTGCCCGCCGCCAGCACCTCCGCGAAGTCTGCGCCCGTGGGCGTCAGGATCAGGTCGTAGTTGATGTACTCGACCGCACGAACCGGCTTGATGAACAGCTTGGCGTTGAGCGTGAGCCTGTCGATGTCCTCCGGCGTGGTGGTCGTGCTGTCCACCACGATGTAGGCGTCCGTCAGGCCACGCTGCGAGATGAGCGGCTTCAAGATGTCGTTCAGCGTCGAAGCGACTTCCCGCCAGAGGATCGCATCGTTGATCTCGAACGGGAACTCCTGAGAAGCCGCGTCCAACAGGTTCATGATGACGTTGACAGTCCACATCACATTGATCCTGTCGAGCGCACTCGGGGTCCGCTTGGCAGTCTGCTGCCCGTAGAGAATGAGCCCCCGACCTTGTTTCCGGATGATCGGGTTGCAAATCTCCTGCCTGGTGCCGACGAGCCCCTGGAGGAAGTCGCGGTCCTCCTTCGCCACGCTGTACCGAATCGAGGTGACAGAGATCCTGCCGCGGCGCAGACCGGCGATGGGGAACCAGGACTCAGGGGTCAGCGCGATCAGCCTGGCCATCTCACCATCGGGCGGCTCCCACACGTTCTCGGCCGTGTACTGGTCATAGAACTCCACCCAAGGATGGATGGTAGCCAGGGAGGAGCTGTTGATCTCCGCGAGCGGAGGGTACGGCACTTTGACAGTCGGCCGCGCCACGCCGCCGACCGTGGCAGCGTTGTACGAACCGTTGTAGAAGTCCCGGTGGTCGTAGGGGTCGTCCAGGTCGGGGGCAGGAATGATGCCCATCGCCCGGCGGCCTGGGAGCTCGCAGAGAGTCTGGAGCGCCGTGATGACCTGACGATGCCACTGACCCGGCACCATCATCCAGTTGAGTGGGACCGTCTCCTCATTGCGGAACATCTGCATCCCAGTGGTCGTGACTCCGACCTTCGTTCCGATGATGTCCGCCGCGGTGAAGGCCCCGCTCATGGCGAGGATCTGCGAGGACCCGTCGAACACGTCCGGGGTGAGCGCCTCCGTGAAGTCCGTAGGCACGGCCGTCACGAGGTCCGACCCATTGAGAGAGTCGTTCACGGCGGCCACGAGCTCATCGATGTCGGCCGCCTGCCCGAATGACTCCTCAGTGCCGGAGGCGAAGTGCACCCGCAACCGCAGGGTACCGGCGAGGGTGGGGTCCTCGTCGATCTCGGCGCGGAAGCCGTCCGTCACGGTGTCCCGCTCGTTGCCGATATCGCCGGCTTCCTTGGCGACGAGGTGCAGGCACACCTGCTCTGCGGCCACGAAGACGGCCTCATCGAGCAGCGGAGCGGCCGTCCACTGAATGGACGTGCGGCCATCCCGGAAGTCGAGGAAGTTGTCCGGGTCGGAGGAGAGCGCGACGTTCTGGCTCCAGAAGTCTCCGCTGGGGTCAGTGCCAAGGTCAGCGAATGTCACCTGGGGGTCCCCGGCACCGGCCGACGCGGCCTGGGCTCCCTGGAACCCGACGAGCCTGTCCGCCTCGCGGCGGTAGGGCGCGTGCGAGAGCTCTCCGGCGAACACCGTCTCCGAGCCGTCACCGAACCCAAGGATGTCCGCGGGGAGGTACACGGCCGTCATCGTGCCGTTGTCCAAGACGTTGAACGTGCGGTCTCCGGTTTCGACCAGGGTGAGCTCGAAGGCGAACTCGCCGGTGGTGTGGTCCAGCCAGCACTTGCCGTTGTAGTTGTTGGCAGCGGCCATCGCAGTGAGGTCCATCCCGGCCGCGTTGGCGGTGGCGTCAGCCCTGAACAGCGGCCCGGTGCCACGGAGTGCCCTCCGGGCCTGATCCTGCGGCACGGACGTGTAGGTCACGGTGAGGGTAGCGCCCGCGGTGATGTTCCCGGAGGCCGTGATGCTCCAAGCCCCGGTCGTGTAATTGACCGCCCCACCGGCTGCGGCCGCAGCGCGAGGGTCCCCACGCGGGAGATCGAGCCACCCGCCGGCCCCGTCATCGTAGTAGGTCTCGGGGGAGCCCCCGACATCGCTGATGGTGAGGATCATCGACCCAGGCATGATCGGCCCGAGGACACGCTGCGCGCCGGGGTCCGTGTCCGCCGCGTTGGCGTCACCGCCAGCGTCGGACGGTTGCAACACCTCGTTCAGCGAGGCCGTCCCATTCGGACCGGCGACAGCGCCGCCGCCCATGTCGATGACCTGGATGTCGTACTCACCCTGGATATCCGCGGCGGTCGCGGGGAACAGCACGCCCCCAACCGGGTCCCAGATGGTGACGACCCACTGGCCGGTACGATAGTCGATGGTGCCGCCAGGCACCGGGACCCCAGTGCCGTTCGGACCGGTGCGGAATGTGCCGAACCCATCGTCATAGATCGGGGGAGGAACCGGGTCCGTGGCGTGGTAGGGCGTGAGCACCACCGTTCCAGGAACGATCCACCCGGCGAGGGTCTGGAGGTCGGCGTTGGCCGACGCAGCAGCGGCCACCCCGGTAGGGGCCTTCCCGACGTTGTGGTCGATGGGGACCGTGATGACCGTCTTGTTCGAGTTGAAGTACCCGACGCCAAGGGAATGCTGGCTCAGGGTCCCGCTGTAGGCACCCTCGCCGCGGGCCGTGGCCCCGACGCTCTCACTGGCCGCGCGGGCCCAGATGGCGTCGATGGAGCCGCCGGCGAAGAGGGTGGACCCGCCGATCAGTTGGACACCCCAAGCACCGGTGCGGTAGTCGATGAAGCCGACGTGCACACCGGCGCTGGGTTGGAGGAGGCCCAGGCCAGCGCCGCCGGACGCGTACGAGAGGTCCCCGTCATCGGAGAGCTCGATGTAGGAGCCGGCCCCGATCTCCACACGGACGGTGAAGGTGCCGGGCACCACCGCCATCCCAACCGTCCCACGGACCTCCGCGAGGCCGGCGAGGGTGGTGTCGATGGTCATCAGGTTGCGGAACACCCGGCTCCCGGCCGTGCTGTCCATCTTGCCGTAGAACCGCTTGCCAGTGAGGCCAGAGGTGGAGGACGATTCGGAGTCCGTCTTGGCGAACGCCCCATCGTCCCCACCGGAGAACGGCATCCGCAAAACCTCGCCGGTAACAGGGTCCAGCGTCTCCGCCGGGAAGGCAGCGCCGACACCGCGGGCCAACTCGATGCTGATGCGTGTCGAGTTGTTCCTCAACGTGTTGA